AGAGAATTTAATCTCTCTATGGAGAGCAATTTTAGATCAAGCCGTCCAAGACTTCGCCTACAAAGGTAAGTCCAAAGATGGTTTGCAAAACAAACTAGATGTAGAACTATGGTTAAAATATAAGAAAAGGGAATTTGAATTGGTGTGTTCACTGGCGGCAGTAGATCCAGGTATGGCACGAAAAGACTTTATTAAATATAAAGAGGGAGAGTATGATAGAAACAAGAAAAGCCTTAGACTTTCTAAGAGACGCACTGACATTAGTAGAAGGGGATAGGGAATTAGAATATGGAAACAAAGTTATTAATCACGGCAACATTGCTAAGTTGTGGTCAGCCTATCTTGACCACCCACTCACAGGACATGAGGTCGCTGTGATGATGTGCTTATTAAAAATAGCGAGAACTAAATTAGGTAAGAGAACTAGGGATACATACGTGGATGGAGCGGCATACATGGCTATCGCAGGGGAGATACAGGAGAAACTAAATGGCGAGGATAATCCGAAACACGAATTTAAAGAAAGAGAACCTCAATAAGGAACAGTCTTTATGGGTATATTGTGGTCTTGATTGTGAAATAACAACAGAAGTTTGGAACAAACTATCCCCTCAATTCGATAACAATACTAAAAGCACTTACGAATTTGAACGCAGTTGCTTGGGACCTGCCATCTCTATGGTGTTGCGTGGTCTTCGAGTAGATGAAAGGGCGGTTACAATCATACGTGCCCCCTTGAAAAAGAAAAGGCTTAAGCTTGAGCGCATGCTTAACTTGTTTGCGAATGCAGTATGGGATAAGAATTTAAATCATAACAGCCATTACCAATTAAAAGAAATCCTTTATACATATTTAAATCTTCCCGAGGAAATTAAGTATGAGAAAGGCAAGCAAAGAATTTCCACAGATCACAATGCTCTTGAACATTTGATTGAAGAGTATCCTCGTGCTCGCCCGTTTTGTAAAACCATCATGGCATTGCGAGATGTTGATAAGATGTTGGCAGTGTTGGCTACAAAGAGAGATGGTGATGGTCGCATACGTTGTACGTATCAAGTGTCTGGCACACAGACGGGGCGGTGGTCTTCTAAGGAATCTCCCTGGTCTACGGGAACTAATCTTCAAAACATTACAAAAGATTTGCGGGCTATTTTTATTCCCGATCGTGGGCGCATTATGTTTTATGCTGACTTGCAGGCGGCGGAATCTAGGGCGACGGCTTATCTGTCTGGCGATGAAGGATATATAAACGCGGCGGAAAGCTCTGATCTCCATACGGAAGTGGCTAAAATGGTATGGCCCAACTTAGGTTGGTCGGAAGACCAGGAACAGAACAGGGAACTGGCGGAGCAACCTTACTTTGGCAACTATACATACCGTGATGTATGCAAGAGGGCGGGTCATGGCACTAACTATGGTGCGTCTCATACAACAGTATCAAGAAACATTAAGATCAAAGGTTCACAAGCCAAGCGATTTCAATTGTTGTATTATGGTGGGGTTGAACCATTGAATAATTTAAACAGATGGCATAAGCAAGATAAACGTGGAGGCTTCGAGGAACTCATAGAGATGGGGGAAGTTATAGGCAGTGGTGCGCAACAGCTTGTGAAAGTAAAGGGGGCATTTCCTGGGATTAGGTCATGGCATAATGAAGTTGTAAAAGAATTACAGACAACGGGAAATTTAATTACACCCTTTGGCAGACGCAGACAATTTTGGGGTAGGTTGGATGATGAGCACTATGCTCGGAAAGCTATAGCCTATCTTCCTCAATCGTTGGTTGGGGATATATTGAATCTTGGGTTGTATAGAATATGGAAAGAGTTATTTGAAGATGGTGTAGAAATATTAGGACAGGTGCATGACGCAGTGTTGGGTCAATGCCCCATTGATAAAGTTGATATGTTAATTCCTAAAGTATTGGATTGTTTAAATAATCCTATTGAAGTTAAAGGAAGGAAAATGATGATACCTTCTGACGCAGAGGTGGGGGATTCATGGAAAAATTTGAGGAAATGGAATGAGAAGAAATAGAGATTTTATACACGCATGTGCGCAACCAGTTAAGGGTTCACCTATTCCTCATAAGTTTGCTACGTGGTCAGCAATTTCTGCAGTGGCGGGAGCATTGGGTCGCAAGTGTTGGTTCTCGATGCCCAACTATGACGTGCGTCCTAATTTATTTATAGTATTGGTCGGTCCCCCAGGAACAAATAAATCAGTGTCCTTAATCTTGCCATTTTCTAAAGTGTTTTCTAAATTGACTACACCTGTGGGAACAAAGGAAGATGATGATGAATTTAACAGTGGGTTAACGCAGTATGGATTAAAGACTTATCCTTTGTATCTTATTCAAGATAAAATAACTCCTGAAAAATTAGCAATGGAAATGCATAAGACTACTAGGTTGGATTACCGAGTGGGTACAGTAAGGGATGGTTTGTTTTATGATTCATCTGTTACCATGACGACTTCAGAATTTGGTACATTTATGAGCAGACATTATCAATACTTGCAAATGTTTATGACTGACATGTGGGATAGTAAAGAATCTTACAGTCATCAAATTAAAACGGGAGCTTCACAATTTATAAAAGGTCCTTGTTTAAATTGGATAGCGTGTGCCACGCCTCAACAATTCATAGATCATTTACCAGAGGATGCGGCATCCCAAGGATTATTATCTAGGTTCTTGCCTATCTATCATGAAGGGGAAAGGATACCTCAAAGTTTATTGCAGGAAAAAGTAAGTGAAGAGACATTGGAAGATTTAAGATATGACTTAAGTCTCATAGCTAGTATTCATGGTAGGTTTATGTTTGATGAGGAGACTAAAGAAGTAGCGGAAAAAGATATAAAGATGTTTATTCCACCTGAATCTAAAGATCCTAATATGATTGAGTATAATCAACGTAGGGTTTCTCATTTTCTAAAGGTAGCTATGTCTATTAATGCGTCACGAGTTGGCAATAGAATTATAACTTTAAGTGATTGGGAAAGAACAAAAGAGATTATGTTTGCTATGGAAGAGAAAATGCCCAAGGCTTTAGAAGGATTTGGTAGGAGTAAAACAGGGAAAATTGCTCATGATATGAAGGAATGGTTGGAGACTACCATCTTTAACAATAACCGCACTCACGTGCCTCTAAAGAAGTTTAAACACCAACTATTGAACAAGACTACCGCTCCGAGTGAGATGACTCAATACCTACAAGCAATGCAAGATGCGGGATATATCCGTGTTATAGATGAATTGGTTTCTTTATGCAGAAAAAACGAAACATAATTCGAGGTCTGAGATGGGCTAAAGCCCTTGATGGACGACCTAATTTTCTAAACTCGCCGAAGATTAAGGGAATCCAAAGGGCTGGGCTCATCTATGAGAATAGGATAGCCAATTATTTACAGGCTATATATGGTAAGGATGTCATACATGGGCAGTGGTATTCATTTGAGGATAGGAGAGGACTTGGTTGGTGTCAGCCAGATATTATAATCCTTCCCAGTCGCACCCGCAAATATATCCTGGTTATAGAATGCAAGCTAAAGGCTACGAAGAAAGCTTGGGTTCAGTTGAATTATTTATATCGTCCCATATTGGAACGACTTTATCCACAGGTTGATATAAGATTAGTGCAAGTAGTTAAGAATTTAAACAAGGATTTAAAATTGCAGATGCTTGACAAGGTGGAGGATATGTTCTCCCAGGAAAAACAATTTGAGTATGCCACATTATTCTTAAGGGCGTTGACATGATTAGTCTGGACAACGGATCAAGAGTGTGCTATACTAAAACTTTCACATAGGAGTAAGATGATACAACAACCAGCCATAGATGAGACACGCGACGACTTAATAACAAATTTTGGTAAGGCTGTCCTTCAAGACAGATATATGATGCCAAAAGAGAAGAGTCCCCAGGAATCTCTGGCACGAGCTGCCGTAGCATTTGCAGATTCAGATGCCCATGCAAAAAGATTATATGATTATGCGTCAAAGTTATGGTTTATGTTTTCCACTCCTATCTTATCCAACGGTGGAACAGACAGAGGATTACCTATCTCATGCTTTTTAAATTATGTACCAGATTCACGGGAAGGATTGGGTGAACATTATTTAGAAAACATTTGGCTATCAAGTTCGGGCGGTGGCATAGGAGGATATTGGGGTGACATTCGTTCACAGGATCAATCAACAAGCAAGGGAAACAGAACTACGGGTGTCATTCCATTCATGCATGTAGTGGACAGTCAGATGGTAGCTTTCAACCAAGGCTCAACAAGACGGGGTTCGTATGCAAGTTACATGGATATATCCCATCCCGAAATTATAGAGTTCATTGACATGCGCAAGGCTAGTGGCGGAGACATTAACAGAAAGAATCTGAATCTTCATCATGCCGTTAACATACCCGATAAATTTATGAAGTCATTGGAGAAAGATGAGATGTGGAAACTCATTGACCCTCACAATAAAAAAGTTATACGAGAAATTAAAGCAAGACAGTTATGGATTAAATTATTGGAGACAAGAGTTAATACGGGAGAGCCATACATTATGTTTATTGATACCGTCAATAAATATTTACCGAAAGAATTAAAAAAACTCGGGTTAAAGGTTCATCATTCCAACCTTTGCAGTGAAATAACTTTGCCTACAAATAAGGAACGCACAGCCGTGTGCTGTTTGTCAAGTGTTAATCTAGAATACTATGATGAATGGAAAGATGACCCGCAATTCATTGATGACCTAATGCGTATGCTAGATAATGTTTTAACTCATTTCATAAGAAGTGCCCCCTCTCATTTATGGAGAGCAATAGCATCAGCTAAAGCGGAACGTTCTGTGGGATTGGGAGCAATGGGATTACATTCCTACTTGCAACGAATAGGCATAGCATTGAATAGCCCTATGTCTTTCGGCATTAATAAAAACATATTTAAACATATGTATGATAAAGCATTGGAATCAAATCTTTCTTTAGGTAAGGTAAGAGGAGAGCCCACTGATTTAAAAGGAACAGGAAAACGGTTTGCTCACATGCTAGCTATAGCACCAAATGCAAGCAGTTCAATTATATGCGGGGGAGTTTCCCCTAGCATAGAACCATTGAGGGCTAATGCTTTTACACAAAAAACTATGAGTGGTTCATTCCTAGTTAAGAATAAATATTTAGAAAAATTATTAGAAAAGAAAGGGTTGAATACAAAAGATGTTTGGAAAAAGATTATCGCTAATAAGGG